ATGGCATGCCAGTCGTTGATATTTTTCCATTCTCCTAAGCTAACATCCATTAAATTTCCTGTTCCGGTAACATAATTATCATTATTAAAATGATTAACTGTTGACTGTGATCGTGTTTCTAATACCAATGGCGGTTTATCTAACTTTAAATTGTTAATCCATGCATACAGCGAACTTGTTTTTAATTTTACTAGTTCTTCATCATGTAAATGCATAAAATACTTTGTAAATGCATCTTTCTGATTATTAGAATATTTGTTCCATCTAATTTTTATCTTTTCTTCATTATTAGAATTTTCTATAGTAGGTAAATGATTAAAATCAGGATCTTCACTAAAAATGCATTGTCTGTCCCAGTATGGTATTAATATTATTACTATATCATCTTTTGATATTTGTTTCCAATGCTTAGACAGTTGTAAGGTTATCCATTCGCTACTACCTCCTTTGTGAGCAATGTTGTATAGGTCACATTGAAGTTGATTAATAACTTGTAATTGCCATTCCCATCCTAGTTGGTTATCTGGATTTATATCTGCGAAGCTATCACCAAATACCCATAGGTTCATTTTTTACCTCCAAAGACTTTTACACCATAGTGCTGGGCAAAGTCTCGTGCGTCTTGTTCGTCATTTACAATAGGCATACCCTTGATGTTAAGACTAGTGTTCAACAGCATAGGACATCCTGTGGCCGCATACCAGGCTTCTAACAAAGCTCGTATTCCGCTACCATCTGGTCCAACCTTTTGGACTCTGCTTGTTCCATCCACGTGGGTGATGGCAGGATACAAGTCTCTATTTTTGCAACGGGCGGTAAACTGCATATAACTATTGGCAGGTCCTTCGAAATTTTCGTGGTAGTGTTCTGCGAGCACCACGGGGGCGAAAGGACGGAACTTCTGTCTTCGTTTGATTTCGTTGACTCTGTCTTTGATATCGCTGCCTCTGGGATCTGCGAGAAGGCTACGATTGCCAAGAGCACGAGGACCGAATTCAGCACGACCGTTAGCCACTCCACATATACCGGTGGCCTGTAGTTCTTTGATTGCTTCTTCAACTGGGTATTCCCCTTCTATGTTGTAGCCCGTGTACACATGGTCCATAGGCATGTGTTCTTTACGCTGGGCTAGGACTGCACCTATTGCACTCCCTGCATCTCCTGGATTAGGCATAATCCAAACATTATCAAAATACTTATAGGCTAGACCGTTTGCACTACAATTCAAAGCACACCCTCCCATAAGAACTAGGTTACGGCTCTTTGTGTTCTTCTTGGCCCATCCTAAAATTTCCTCTAGGGTAAACTCATAAGCCTTCTGGGTTGCAGCAGCAATATCAAACATATCTTGTTCTGTAGTAAGGTCCGGCCTAAAATCTTTGTACCCTCTATGAAAGTTCTTTTTATATCTTATTTCACAACCGTCTACGTAGTCAAACATCTCATACATATCATACCAAAGACGATAGGGCTTACCATATGCTGCCATACCCATCAGTATGTACTCGTCTTCATTAGGCTTGAGGCCAATGCGTTGAGTCATAGCACTATACCATAACCCTACTGAATCAGGATACCCTTGACTGTAGATTTTCTTTAGGCCTCTGGAAGGCGTAGCTTTCCAAACAGTGAGGGTTTCAAACTCTCCAATGCTATCAATACATACAACAGTAGCATCACTAAAAGGGCTAGTATAATAGCCGGCAGCAGCATGACTATGATGATGGCTAGTATACTTAATAGGAGCATTAATGCCGTACCCATTAAGATACTTTTTAATATTATTCTCGTTATAGTTCCACCCTTGCCCTGCTCTAAGTTGTCTAAGAGTCTTTCTAAAGGGTCTTTCATACCAAATAACTTCATCTGGTTCTCCCCACTTCCTTGCGTAGTCAACTAGCTCTTTGTTTAAGTGTGCATCATTCTTAATGCCGCTAAAACGTTCTGAGTGACTAGCAAACTCTAGACCGTTGTCGCTGAATACTGCCAAGGCAGCATCGTGGCTATTAGCTGATATTCCCCAAGTAATCATTTGTAGATAAATGGATCCTTTTCTTTAAGCTCTTTAAGACGCTTCCTATAAGCAAGTTCTTCTTTTATTTTGTTATATGGCCAAGTTATCCATGACCAAAGTTTTTTTATATAAACCATTTTTTTGCTCTCAGTCTAATTTTAAGTGGCGATTCTTCTGCACTAACAGCAATACTATGCAAGGTGTATAGTCTGCCATAACGTTGAACGGCATCGCCTATATCATTTATATCTTGTGCCCACTCAGGCATACTAACAGACCATCCTAGATCGATTGCACGTTCAACAAGTTTTGCACCTGCACTATCTCTGTCAGGCACAACAATAATTTGTTTCTGCAATCTATTTAGTAGCATTGCTTGTTGGTCAGAAATTTCTGAACCGCCCAGTGCGCAACCTTCTATGTGTAGTGCATCAATTTGTCCTTCACATACAATAGCAAACACTTTGCTATAACGTTGTTCGTCTAAGTTGAACACATAGCCAGGTTGTACCTCAGTAAGATACTTGGGTTGTTTGTCCGGTGTAATAGTACGAGCAGTCCAGCCTACTATTCTACCCTCGTAGTAGAAGGGAATAATAAGCCTATCACGGTATCCTAAACTAGGGCTCCAATGATAGTCAATGTCATCTATACGTAGGTTGCGTTCTAACATATACTGAAACACATTTACCATGCGTTCTGGTATAGTGCCTACTTCTGCCCATTGATGGTCTGCTAGTCTAACAGCATCTTCTGGCAATGGTACAGTAGCGAAGGTTGGAAGTTGTGCTATACGTGTTTTAGCCTCAACGCCTTCGTTTTCTCTCATTACATCAAGTGCCACCTTGTTGATTACATCGTCAGGTGCTCCTGTCCACTGGAGAAGCTTACGCAATTTATGCGAGAAGTTTCTGCCCGGCTGCCAGCTTGCTTTGAAGCCGCAGTTAAAACAATGATAACTAACGCCTCCGTCTGGGTTACTTATAAGGCCACCACGGCCACGAGTGTCTACACTATGACCATTGTGATGGCAACATGGTGCATTAAAGGAGAGCCATCCACTAGGCGTAGTTTTACGCTTAGATGGAAGATATGTCAGAACTGTCTCGTTAACTACACTCATACTATTATTATAGCGTAGTTACTTGCTTATGTCAATCAGTTTCTTAACAGTATTTTAGTAATTTTTGAATCAGGATCTGCTGTTGCAACAAACCTTAAATGATTGAATACTCCGTAAAAATTTGCAGATGTTGGCTCAGTTTCCGATCCTGTAAATGATAGTGTTTTTATATCTGCCCAATCATTAGTATTATCTGCTAACACTTGGTTATCTAAAGTTCCTTGTATTATGATATCTCCAACGTAGTTATCTGTATATGCAACTGCTGTGTGTAAGGCTTCGTTGCCGTTAATTCCTGGTTCTGCTGAAACTGTTTCTGATCTCCATACGTTATCATTTGGATCGCCAGCTAGACCATTATCTTCTAAAAACGTAGATATAGACCATGTGTCTTTAGGCCCTGGAAATGCTGCACTACTAACAAATATAGTTCCATTGTTTCCAAAGTGTTCATCTGTGTATGTAAGTACAGATGCATTGTTGCTATCAACTAAATGGATATTGTAACTTAGGTACTGTTGTTTAATGTTTAATAAATCATTATCACTAACTGTTACTTTAAATAGTCCTCTGGTAGATGAACTGTCATCACCTGTAACTACAACTCCGTCGTGTTCGATAATTAAATTTTTGTTCTCGTCAAATGCTTGAAACTTAGGAGTATATCCTTTTACAGTAAGATCAATTGGTTTTTGATCTGCGTTAAGTAATTTAAATTGTAGTATATTATCTATACCTTTGTAAACTTGAATATGTCTTTGATACACTGGTCTATACTCCGTAACGAATCCTGCTTCATTTGCAATGATTATTGATTTATTATTAACTAAATATCTAGGTATTAATTGCATAAGTATATTTATCGGAATCACATGTTACTTAAAGACATCAAAGAAAATTTTCCATTCATTAGCGTAGTTACTTACGGCGGCAGCGAATATGTTGGCATTATTGCTAATCAGGATCATGCTGTCACTACAATGTATGTTTACACAGATATACGTTCTATAGAAGAAAAGAAAGCATTTTTAGAAGTAGGTGAGATTTGGTGGTGGGAATCTAATCGTATGATACCTATTAATATCTTTTTAAGAAAAGAAATGATGCCTTTTCAGTATTCCTTAATTACAATGAATTCTAAAGATGTTAAAGTAACAATCGGCCCTTGTGTTAATTTAAATGACTTACAAGTAAAAAGAGTAAAACGTAAAAACGTGCAGCTAGTTAAAAGACCGAAGTAAACCAAACATTGTTAGGACCAACATCATAATTAACTACTAATTCGTTTACTGCTTTGTTTACACCAGGATAGTCTATATCATGACCGCTAAGAATTCCATTACGATTAACTTTTGTTTTATAAGCATAAATGTCATTCTTGCAGCCTTGATAATTATGGTCAGCATCTATAAAAATTAAATCTACATCAGGTATATCATTTGCAACTCGAGAACTATTGCCTAAAACTGGTACTAGTCTGTTACCATATTTTTCTTTAATACTATCGTTATAAAATCCTTGTATGGATAAATCTATAGCATATATTTTAAGGTTAGGACAGTTGTTTAATAGATAAAAAGTTGTTCTTCCATCTCTTACACCAACTTCGGCCATACTAGTATAATTGTTTTCTTTAATTAAATATTCAAGAAAATATTTTCTATTAGGTTTTTTATTCCAACTAATAGTCATTGGAATAGTTAATAAGTCATTACGCCTTGCCATTAAGTTGCTCGCATAACAAATTCATGTGTACTACACAAGCTACAGCATAACTTATAGCATGGGCTTTTTTAAAATAGTAATCATTATTTTCTGGTTTTATCCAGACTTCGTTCATTATCGTTTGCCAGTCTTTGTCTGCTAGATGTCTCTTTGCTGGTCTGATTATCGCTAGTGTTGCTGCCAATTGTTCTACCGAGGTAGGCTTCAATTGTTTTAACAGACTGCTGTGCCCGTTTAGATGAAAGACTTTTTCGCTGAAGTCTTCGTGTTCCAGTAGTTCCCATAGTGGTTCCCTTTCCATTAGTTCTTTTAGATGTGTCTCATCTCTTACGTCTTTGTATATAGACACATTTAGAAAATCTAATTTAAAGTACCCTCTATCTTCTGCTGTTTTATAATCAATAGTAGATAAGTTATCCACAGGGTTATGTGGAATCTCAGTTGCATAGACACCAGTGTTGTGTTTCTTTTCACTGTCAAGTTTAGCAACACGGTGCTGTAGCTTTGACAACACTATGTCTCTATCTGCAAAGTCTATATCAATATCAGGCATCTTTTATCTTTTTCCAATACATTTTATTTTTATGTTCGTCAGGACGATTACCTATGTACTCTTGACCTGTTTCCATATCAATTAATTTCCATTTGTTAGGACACTTAGTACGAACTTCTAGTACCACAGGCTTTTCTAATTCTTGTACTTCAGTTCCGTCCTTAAGAGTTCTCATAGATTACTTTCCTTTGCAACGTCTTTAACTAGTTGCACATCGTTAGGTAGGCGTTTGAAACGTAGAGCCCAATGCTCTGGATTAATAACATGGTATACCATGTCAAGTTGCTCGTCGTTAAATTTACTTAACATGTTTTTGCCACTTGCACAATTAAGAATAAGCCACGGTGATATCTTTCCGTCTTTAATGTGCCAAACTGCTCTGTTTAAACTTATGTGATGAAAATAATGATTCCAAGGTGCAGGTTCATTTTCTTCCGCCCAATCCATCATTGTTTTTACACTGCGTTCTAATGCAGTAGTAACATCTTCTTTAAGAATAAACTCTAATGCATATTTTTCATATAGCTCGTCACGTGCCCAATGATCTAATTTAACACCACTAGTTACAACATAGTCTATATATTTTTCAGGATAAAGTGGTTTAACATTATTAAGAAAACTACCAAACTTTACAAAAGCATTATAGTACGGACTTGAACAAAAGTCTTCGTAGGTTTTTTCTTTCTTAGTTCCTGCACTTAGTTTATAAAAACGTTGAAATGCATAAAACCCAAAGCGTACTCGTTTTTCATCTTTTTGTAAAGCACGTCTTTTCTTTTCGCACATATGAGCCGCAAGAGTTTTTTCCTTCATATATCCATTGCCACAGTATTCACACTTGTATGGCTTATCAGAGTTTGACATCAATTCCATGTTCTTCAGCCAATTCTTTGAGTTCTTTTTTTGTAGATAATCTAGCAAGTAATTCTACCTCGTCTTGTTTCATATTAGGGTATACTTGTTCAAGTAACTTTACACCCTTACTATTATCTGCTGTCTTCTTTTTAAAACCTATATACGGATGAAATTCTATCTTTCCTGTTGCACCACTCATACATAACAGTTGCCACATCAGTTCTTGATGTCCATTTTCTTTACCAACGCCGATTGTATTAAAGTGTTTGTTATAAAACATATTTGTGTTTTCGATAGCAGATTCTTGCTTTTGGCGGCTGCCACTAACATTACTTACATAACGATTTAACAACCAAAACCCAACACTCTTTTTTTCTTCTTCGGTAAACTCTTTCCAGGCACCTTTATAGTTCATATCTATACAGCCAAGAACTTGTTTTAGGTTTAGTTTTTCTGATGCCATTCTTTTATATCCTCAGAAGTGTTTATTTCTACTCCATTATATTGTACATTCAAACAACCTATTTGCCAACCATTTTTGAGCCACCTTAGTTGTTCTAGTTGCTCAATCTGTTCTTCTTTTTCAATCTGCATACTAGGGTATAGTTCTAATGCATTACGTTTATAACCATACACTCCTAAGTGCCAGTCTCCGTATCCTGTCATGCCTCTGCCAAACCATAAACATTGATCTCCTGCACGAACCATTTTTACGCTGCTTGGATCGTTCTGTTTTTCTTCAGGCATCTCAGTCCATACAGTTGTTACAGGATAATGTTGCAAATGCCAATTTACTTTTTCAATCATATCTACAGTAACATCAGGCATGTCACCTTGCACATTGATAAAGTTATCATACTCTTCAAGTAATGCAGATCTTTCAACTGCACCGGCACATCTTTCTGTACCGTTAGCATAATCTGTATGATCAAGTATGCAATTCGGTCCTATAATATTATAAACTTCCTGACTATCAGTAAGCACGTATGTTGGCGTCTTAGACGCAATACAAGCGTCATACACACGCTTTATCATAGGAATGCCATCTAACATACACAAAGGTTTTCCGGGCAGGCGTGTGCTTGCGTATCTAGCGGGAATAAGAATAGCTGACGATGTCACGCACTACCTCCTCAAAGTTTTCTAGTTTAAGCATATTAGGACCATCACTAGGTGCTACATCAGGGTCAGGATGGACTTCCAAGAAAAAGTTTGTGATCCCAAGAGCAGCCCCGCTACGAGCCAACCCAGGCACGTAATCACGATTGCCACCTGAACTATTACCTTGTCCGCCGGGTTTTTGGGCAGAGTGTGTACAATCAAAAACAATAGGATGTGCATAATTGTCAAGCATATACATAAGACCAGTATAATCAACGACAAGAGTGTTATATCCAAAACTAGTTCCTCGCTCAGTTATCCAAACTTCTTTAGCGTCTGTACACTTACTTAGTATTCCTTTGACATCCCATGGTGCTAAGAACTGTCCTTTTTTAATATTAACAATACAATTTGTGGCACAAGCCGCCTGTATTAGATCAGTCTGTCTACACAAGAATGCTGGGATTTGCAATACATCTACAATGTCTTTTAGGTATTGTATTTGATCTACTTCATGTACATCTGTTAGTGTTTTTACGTTTAGCTCGTCTTTCAATGCAAGTATATCGTGTACAAAAGGATGCAATCCTACACCTCGTTTTCCGTTTACGCTTGTGCGATTTGCTTTGTCAAAACTTGCTTTGAAATAATAGTCAATGCCATACTTGTCACATACACGTTTACACTCTTTAGCAATCTCTGCACTCTGTGCTAGTCCTTCGTGCTGACACGGTCCTGCTATAATCCTCAATGGTTTCTCCCTCCGTCAAATACACAAATAAACTTTAAACCAACGTCTGTGTTGTTGTGTACTTTGTGAAATACGTTGTCGTGGATTAGCACAGTGTCGCCTGCGGTAACATCAAATATTTTATGATCAAGCTCCATCTGTCCACTACCGCTTACAAATATATATACTTCTTCTTGTCCTGCGTGACGGTGCCCGGTTGTACTTTTCTTAGCTGATAACATTGTACTACTTACAACTAAATTAGTTAGTTCTGTATTATCTTTTACAAGATAACGATGATCGTCTTTGACAACATCGCCGCCTATATCCCATTTTTCATATTTCATTTGTGTTCCTTTAGCATATAATAAGTTGTTACCAACTTGTCCATTTGTTTTTTTAAGGTAGGATATTTTTCACACATGTTGCACAAATTATTCCATTCTCCGTAGTCTAATAGTTTTCCCTGAGCTCGTGCAACTGCTCCAGGATCTCCACCAATTATCCAACGAGGTAATAGGTTATGAGGTGGATCTCTATAACGGGCATAGACAACACCGTTTGCTCTCTCGTATATTAGAGCTTCATTTGGTTTTAGATTTCCCAACTTGTGTTCCACTTGTTCTACGTACAATGTCATCGTGATTAAATTCAGCCCAGTATAGTTCAAATGCTACACCGTCTTCTAGTCCTTCAAACTGATGAATCTTTCCAGGCTTGACTTGTGTAAAGTCACCTGCTTCAAGAATGGTTTCGTCAACTAGTCCTTGATCATCTTGCCATACACGCACGATCATCTTTCCAGACTCTACAAAGAAACCATTCCACTTATATTGATGTTCATGTTCCGAACATTTATAGCCTGCTTTATATTCAATACGGTGAAACTCTAGTACACCGTTGGCGTGGATAAGTTCAGTTTGTCCCCAAATCTTTCCTGCTTTCATAGTCATTAACCTTTCTCCTACAATAACTGTGAATAATCTACAGTTTCACTTTGTCTACTAATGTCTTTTACAAAGAATGCACATAAAGGATTGTCACCTTCTGTAATAGGTACACTCAATAGTTGTCCATTTTTCATTTTAGGAAAATACCATTTTACATCATTATAAAAGTTTGTAATTTCTATTGTTCCGAAATCTATTTTATAACTTTTTAATGGATTAAAAAGAAATGCTTCAAAACCGCGATCATTAATACTTGTTAGTGGAAGTATTTCTAAATCATTTCCGCTTGTACTGTCTCCTACTGCCATGCACCAATCTACCGGCATCATAATTTCTTTACCGTTAATTTCCATTACTATAGCAGGACTGCTAAAAGATTCAATAAAAATTAACGGAATAAAAAAGAAATCAGGTGAGTTAGGATCTGCATTATCAAGGACACTAAAATGTACTTCTTCTTCTAGTTTATCTGGTAATCGGTCTAAGTTAAAACATTGGTTGTCTAGTGTTAATATTCTCATATTTTAATTCCAGTCTACTTTTTCTATAGTGAAAGGATATTGTGCTTCCTTATAGAATTTTTTACGTTGGGTTAAGTGTCTCTTTGCAAATTTGCACGTTGAAGTGATATCCCAAATTTGTACAAAGTCTTTATCCTTTGCCTTTCTTACGCCTCTGCCTATAGACTGAATTACCCTGACAAAACTTTTGCCAGGCTCAATGAGAACAAGATTAAAAATACGCGGTATATTAATACCGACAGCCGCGACACCGTATGTGGCGATAACGACGTGATTAGTTCCTTCATTGATTTCATCATATGCCTCCTTGCGATCTTTTAATTTAACATCGCCTTTTACAAATACACTTCCTGGTATTAATTCTTGTAGTGCCTCTCCTGCAGAGATTCTATCTACAAGTATAAGTGTGTTTCCTGATTGTTTTATTGTACTTAATAATTTGCCTATGTATTCTAATCTATCTTGATTTGTTGTTAGATATTTTAATTCTGATTGATAGTCTGTAAATGCCTGTGTGTCCATTAGCTGTACAACATTAACATGACAGTCTGATAGAACACCTTTATCTTGTAATTCTTTTGCAGTAATACTTCCTATCACTGGTCCTAACGAAGCGTGTATTGATTCAAACTCAAACTTTTCTTTTGGAATAGTTCCAGTTAAGCCCCAGCGTATTGGTGCATTGCGTAGGTTGCGTGTAAGCAGATTCTTTAGTACTTCTGCTTTAGCTTGGTGTACTTCGTCAACGATAATAGTGCTTACACCGTCTAAGAACTCTGCGAGACTTAGTACTGCACTGCCGTCTTTGAACTTCTTGTCTAGAATGTTCAGACTCTGCCATGTACAGATAGTGTGAGTCTTACCTAACTCTTTTCTGTCGCCGAAGTACACCCCTACGTCTAACCCACAATTGATGTAGTCTTCTTCTGTTTGTGTAACAAGACTTTTGTTAGGCACAATTACAAGACTACGTCCGTACGGCTCACTAATGTGTGACAGGGTAGCAGTTGTGATTGTCTTACCTGCTCCTGTTGCAATCTCTTGCAAGCTCTGTGGGTTTTGTAGAAAGTTGTTGATTGCTGTGACCTGATAGTCACGTAGAATAATCTCTTCGCCTTCTGCTGGATGACCTTTAGGCCATACAACACCCTGGTCTGCCCAGTAGCGTTCGTCAATAGGCTGAAAGTCTAATTGTACAGGATGTCTGTTATCCTCAATGTCAACTATTTGTACATTATTTTTCGCAAGTACATCACTAATAATGTCAAGATGATTGACGTAACCTGTACCACCAATGCCAAAGAAAGCAACCTTACCATCCCATCGTCCTAGTTTATACTGAGGCATATATCGTGCATATGGGACTTCAAACTTAAGAGAGTTTGCCAGCTTTCGACGTACATCAACGTCAAGTCCTTCTAGCTTGATGTTTACTTCATCTTCAATTATAAGTTTGCATGTTGCCATTAAAGTTTTTGTATTCCTTCTTTTATACGCATTACTTGACTCATGTTATTATCATAATGAATAACCAAGTCTACATTTTCCGCCAGTATAGTAGAATGCTGTCGTAACCTAAAACTAGACATTAACAACATTGCTTCTGGCTCCCAGTCTGATTTAATCAAGGGCTTAGGAACCTTATTACTATTAATATACACTACTTTAGTAGATTTGTCAAGAGGAGAATTAAGATTATTATTTTTTACATAATTATTAAAATTTGCATTATTCTCATTATCAAGCCTAAATAGCACGGATGACTCTGTACTGTCTATAAAACCTTTAAAAGATTGATTAATTAAATGTAGCTCATCTAATGCAGAATCTTCATTGAGGAGAACTAGCAATGGAAATCTATTCAGTTCTAATAAACTTTCTGCTACTGTATTAAAGGTGTATGATTCAGGTGTTATTAATACATTAGGAGATACACGATTAACTATTTTTTGACTTAGTGGAGATAATTTAAATATGCTTTCATTTAAGTTGTCGTCATCGAAGTATTCTAGTCCTAGAGTATCTTTTCTGTCTTTAAATAAAGCAAGGTTATCTATATTAGGTTC